GATCTGCGCGGCCGTGTGGGTGGCGGGCTCCTCCAGGAGTCGGTACACCATGTTGCGGCCGTTGTGCCCCATCGCCTTTGCCAGGCGCAGTTTGGCGACGCCGGCGCTCACTGCCGCCTGAGCGGACGCGGAGGCGCGGGCACGCTTGGCGTCCAGTGCCCGCTCCTCGCGCGCCATGAACTCCTCCAGCCTCTTCTGGTAGTCGCCCTCCTCCTTCTTGAAGTCCGCCCAGTCGGCGGCGAAACGGGTTATGAGGTGCTCCTGGTCGGGGGTGATGCGGGTCACAGGTGGCTCCAATCCTCGGGGAAGGGGCCGACATAGTGGTCGCGGCCCTCGGGGCAGTGGGGGTAGGTGTGCTCGGTGACCGGCCACACCATGTAGCCGCAGTCCATGCAGTACACCGGCTCGAAGTCGGGATGCAGGTAGAACTCGCTCTCCCGCTGCTTCGCGTGCTCAGCATCCTTCTGGTCGGCGGTCAGCTCGTGCCAGGCGTCCTGGCGGTGATGGGCGGCGGGGCGGTGGTCGGTGGAGATCACTCGTTCACCGCCGCCGAAGGATCGATCATCCGGTCGAGTAGCTCGAGCGCGGACGCCTGCAGTGTCTCCACGGCGCCCCCTGCGGCGTCTGCGGCGGCCCGTGCGGCGGCCCCTGCGGCGGCCTCTGCGGCGGCCCCTGTGGCGTATGCGGCCCCTGCGGCGTCTGCGGCGGCCCGTGCGGCGGCCCGTGCGGCGGCATCTGCGGCGGCCCCTGCGGCGGCCCGTGCGGCGGCATCTGCGGCGGCCCCTGCGGCGGCCCCTGTGGCCCCTGCGGCGACCCGTGCGGCGACCCGTGCGGCGGCCCGTGCGGCGGCCCCTGCGGCGTATGCGGCGGCTGCCTTATCGCTCGCGTTCCGGACGACAGGCCCCGCGGCCTCCGCGGTGACCATGTCGACAATCCGTCGCAGGTCGCGCAGTTCCTGCGCCTCAACGGTCAGCCCGGCAAGGTCCAGCCACGCGGGCGTATAGGTGCGAATCAGCCAATCCAGCGCGAGGCACGATCGCGCCTCATCCTGACCGTCGCCCGCGGTCCCGACCATGCGGGGCAAGAACGGGATCAGCTTCTGCCGCTGCTCCTGCGACCAGCTGTCGTTCAGGTTGATCGTGAACCTGCGGAGCACCGAGGACGCGCATTCGGGTGCATCCGTGTGGCCCTCGTTCGCGATATATGCCACCCATTCGAGGGCGCACGCCCCCTCCTCGAATGAGGCGTGGGCACCATTGGCGAGGACGCCGCCATTCATCAACTCGTTCAGGCGGGCTTCGATGATCTGCGTCATGGCTCACGCCACCTTTCGAGAGGCGACCGTCTGGCCGCGGAGAATCTTTGAGACGTGCCCACGGGAAATGCCGGTGGCGTTAGAGATGTCCTTCTGTGTAGCGCCGGAATCGCGCATCGAAGACATTCGGGCGGCGAGGTCCGCGGATACCTTGAATGAGTGATGTTCGGCCTCCGCGAGACCGGCCCATCCGCGCGTCCGACCCTTCTGTTGGCGGTCACGGTTGTTGTCTGTCGCATCGCCGAGGAACAGGTGGTCCGGGTTCACGCAGGGAGGGTTGTCGCATCGATGGGGAACCCACTCCGCGGGCAGAACGCCGGCGTGCGTAAGAGCCCAGGCGACGCGGTGTGCACCGACATTCTGGTGACGCTGAAACCCGATGCGTCCATAGCCGCTATCGTCGGTGCGGCCCGTCCATGTCCAGCATGATCCGGTCCTGTCAACGTGTGACCAGAACACCTCCGGCGTCGTCTCTCGCGACGTGTACTTGCTCCGGGCTTCGGCGTTCAGCGCGTCGAGACGCTCGACGATGATGTCCATTACTTCTTCTCCTGTCTGTTCGTTCTTACGCATACTCGGGGCGCACTGCGCCCGTGTCCGGGTCGATCCAGTCGTGCTCCAGGCCGAACTGAATCAGAAAGTCGTACCCCTTGCAGTAGACCGCTCCTGCGGCCTCGAAAAGCGTCAGCATGTCCAGCCAACGGGAACGTGTACCGGTGGTCATGGTTTCCTCCTTAATTCTGGTGGAGCGTGGCCCATTCCAGGCCACGCATGATCTGGTACGGGGTGGGTGGGGTGGCGGGGATGCCCGGCTTTGCGGCCTGGGTGACCGCCTCCCATAGGAGGAAGGGCGCGAGGTAACTGTCCTCTGGGAGCACCTGCACAGCGAGGGCGTCGTGCCAGGTCTGCCGGCGGGCACTGTCGGCAGGGTGCGGGTTGCGGTCCGCCGCGTCCCACGCGGTGTAGATCAGCGCGCGGTCGCGGAGGGTGAGCGTCGGCAGCTTGTCCAGCAGGTAGGCCAGCCGCTCGAGGTTCTGGGAGTCCGGCGTGGGGTCGGCGGCGAGCGGGTCGGGGAGGTTGAGTGTCATCAGAACTCCATCCCCGCCGCGCGCATCGGAGCCGTGAGAATGTCGAATTGCTCGGGTGCGATCTTGTCGCGGACGACGAGAGCCCGTGCGGCGTCCCATGCGGCGTCCCCTGCGGCGTATGCGGCGTCCCGTGCGGCGTCCCATGCGGCGTCCCCTGCGGCGACGTCTGCGGCCCGTGCGGCGGCCCGTGCGGCGGCGTATGCGGCGGCCCACTGGCCCCCGGTAAGCCCCGAAAGCTTCTCGAGGAATGCGGTCACCTGTTCGCCATTGGGGCCGAACGCGACGCTGATCGGAAGCTCGCCCACGACGCGGAGCGAGCGCACGGCGCGCTTGTTCGGATAGTGGTCGGGGTCCGGGATGCGAACATCGCCGATCGGCTCCACGACCAGCAAGCGCGAATCCTTGCCGCCTGTGCGCCACTGGAAGCCAGTACAGTCGGCAGGCTCCACGCTGACGCTGAGGTAGTGGCTGGCGTCAACGATCTTCGGGTCGTAGTCGGGATGCGTGACGACGGTCCCCGCGGGACCGTACATGAACTCGGGGTTGCGGAACGAGCCGTAATCGTACCTCACGGCCTTGTAGTAGGTGGTCATCATGCGGCCTCTCTGTTGGTGGTGTTGGTGTTGGTGTTGGTCCACATCTCTACCTCATCCGGGGTTTCGCCGTACATCTGCTCTGCCTTCCTGGCGGCGTCCCATAGGCCGTAAGCGTGCAGGAGGCGCGTCTGGGCGTCCAGTGACGGTAGGTGACGACGTAAGTGTTCAGGGTGCCCATGGGCTATGCCTCCTGTGCGGTGAGCACGCGGAGATCGCGCGCAAGACTGTGTGCGCCTCGGTACTGGTCCTCGTTCTGGTCGGCCCGAGCAACCGCCATGTGCGCGGCGAAATGCTCGTTCAGGCGGTGCGCGGCCCGCCAGTACTCCGCGTCAGGCGTGCCGCGTAGCCAGGCGTTGACCGGCGCGAGGAAGGCGAGGCCATCCGGAACGGTCACGCACATCTGGTCGAACTCCATGCTGTTCTCGTAGCGGGTGATGATGAAGAGGAGGCCGGGAGCGCCGGCTGAGCTGCGCTCGATGGTCACTTCCTCCCACATGCCGACGTTGTGAGGCTCGCCGTCCTCGAGGATTTCGGGATGGGCGTCGTTGGCTCGGGCGAGGGTGCGGTTTGCCATGTCAGGACTCCGTTTCTGCGAGGTTGGCGAGGCGGGTGAGGACCTTGCGGGCGTGGGTGATCTGCTCCGGCGACGCCTGCTCGATGAAAGGCCACCGCTTATGCAGTACGGCCAACATGGTGCGAGCAATTCGGGGCGTGGTGGACGGGTGATGTACGTCCGACTGAAACTTGAGTCGCCAGCGCAGACTGAGAAGAATCGGGTTCGGCTCGTTGTACTGGGGGTGGTCGAACTCGGGGCGGGGCGTCTTGCTGGCATAGAGGGTCATGGGCTGCTCCTTCGGTCAGTAGGTGAGAAGGCTGTATGTGATGCTTGCGAGGGATGCGAGGGTGACGGTGGCCCAGAAGATGCGGGCTCCGAGAGGGAGGGGGCGGGGCTTGGGCGATAGGGTCACTGTCACCAGCACTTCCGGTAGTTAGCGCGCTCTTGGTCACGCGGACGTGATACCCCTTTGATGTGAAGTGCCGCGTCTGCGTCTGCGTCGGCAGGTAATTCGTAGAACGTCCCCCCGGTGAGCATGTCGGCCGGGTAAAGCCACGTTCCGCCGGGCGCTTCACGCTTGAGTTTGTCGCTTGCGCGACGGGAGGACACGCGGAGGATCGTCATCGCCCCTCCTCCTTCCACGCGATCAGGCGCACAATCTCCTCCGCTTTGTCCTCGTCCAGGCCGGCGCGCCAGTCGCGCTGTGCCTCGGTGAGCGGCTTTGACATGTTCGGGTAGTTGAACTCCCGGCGCAGGAGCCGGTAGCGCTTAGCGGCGGTGAATCGCCGGCGCGCTTCGGCTGCGCTAATTTTGGCGAGGGTCGTCATGGTTCAATCCTTCCTCTCGGCTGTGGCGTAGTGGCCGCGGTACTCGTTCATGGCTTGGTGCTGCTCGGGAACGTCGAAATCGTCCGGAACTTCATAAGTCCCTTGGGTGGTGGTCAATTCGACGTAGCCGAATGCAAGGGGGCGCGGGTCCGCCTCAAGAATGGCGAACTCAAACGCGCACATGCGCTCTTCGATGGGTTGCATGTTGTCCATGTCGAAGTAGAACACACGCTCGATGGGCTCCGCGTCAATCATCTGTC